AAAATAAGACTCGACGAATTAGTAAGCCGAGTCACCTGATGAGTAGTCTCTCCGGAGCACGAAACGCGAAAGCGTAGTGACGGAGCAGGCTATTATTAACAACGATACTTACACAAGAAACAAACCTTACTGAAGAATGGATTACGCAAAGAAATTCGCGGAGCAGGCGCCTCGCACGGTCAGGCAGTTGGTTCCAGACCTGGATAGTTTTCCCGAGCCCGCCGACTTGGATAGGGCTTTGAGCGGAGATGAAGCACAAGGCCAGGGCGCTGGGCGGGCCGTGGACTTAATTAAGGACAAGATGCCATCCTGGAGGCGCAGCATGCTACCAGAAGGGAAAGCATCGCAGCTAAAAAGGCAGGAGATAGCGGCAAGATATAACAGGCAGCAGATCAAGCCGGTGGCAGAGAAGAGCAGGAAGGAGCAATTGCAGGTCAGGCTTGATAACTACTCTGTTGAACCTGGGCTCGCCTCAAACAAAAGTGGTTCTGAGTACAGTGACAAGGTCAAAACGTCAATGGGTAGATACAACGAACAGAAGAGAGCTGGTTTGTATGCCATAGTTATGGGGTGTGGACACGGGAAGTCATCGCTCGCCAGGAGGTACGGTGTGTTGGATGTTGACGACCTGGTCGACGAGCGGGTGCACAGTATACTCGTAAAGCAAAGGATGCGTGCACACAAAAGCAACAAACCGGAGGACTGGGCGGAACACAACCGCACCTGGTTCCAACTGTGTCGATTGACACTTAACTACATGGATTACTCAAAGCCTGTTGTCATCTTGGTACACCACGAGGAAGTGGCACTGGAGATAGGCGCTGAGGTAATCGGTGGGATGGTGCTCACGGACGACGCCCTTGATATAATGGTCAGGGACAGGAGTGCAGTTGAAATCTCAGTTTCAAAAGACAATTTACGGAAGAACCGCGAATGCCACGAGACATACAAGCCAGCTATTTGCAATGGATTTGACATCGTGGAGACACATTTTTTGAATTTGATGAATTTCAAAGGGATAGCTGTTGCTGCGCCGAACAAGCACAGCTGGCGCTTCAGGAACACACACTATGCTGATACCTGCCCTGAATACATACTGAGAGGCGACTTCAAGAATGGAATGGGCATTTTTGAGGTTTGTGAGATGTACCATGCTGGGATGGTTCCCAAGGAGTGTGTCGATTACTATGTGAAGCAGTTTGGCCTAGAATCCGCTTACGGTTTCGGGGCAACCAACAACGATTGGATCAAGGTGATGGCACAAGCAGCCGGTGCTGTGGTGGCTCCCAAACCATTCACAATCAGCGCATCCACAGACTACTCGGAAGTGTTCGGTTTTGTGTCTGAGAAGGAGAGGAATCGTGCGAATGTAACAGTGAAACGGTTGGACAAAGTGTTCAACATATTTGACCACCCGGACTGTGTCAGGATAGCCGAACACCACCATGGTGAAAGAAACATATTCGTGGCGGGTGTGTTAACCGCTTGGAAAGGCCTGTTCTCTCATACCAACTATGCGCACATAGTGATGGAGTTGATGAAGGTAAAGTACTCCAGTTGGGAAACTGTGATGAAGGGGTTGCACAACCTTGTCAGAGGTAGTAACTTCTTCTTCGGCCGCAAACTGGAGGAGGCCGACCGACAGGCATTGATGTACTTAGACCTGCTGGTTGGTAGAACAGACTACGACATCACGCTGGAAGAAGCGTTGGCAGGCCGACAGTCTAAGGAAATGATGCCGGATCATGTTGCGTTTGACAAGGCAACAATGTCGTGGACGCGAGGCAAGTATCGACAGTTGTTTGATCAGTCGGTGAAGGATGCTTACCAAAAGATGGCGAGCAAGCCTAAAAAGATAAACGTCGAGAATTTCATGCAATACTGGAGGTATAGACGCAGATGGCTGACAAAGGGCTCGTTGGTGGCCAACAATATTGAGACGGCCAAGAAGAAGTACGTATCTGGACTGATCGATGAGATTGGTGGGGCGATCCAGGAGTATCAGGATAGGCACAACAAGGGCTCATTCTTCGAAATGAATGACATAGTGGACTGTATGGATAAGCGTGAAAACATGTTCAACGTCACAAAAATCATGAAGAAATTTGAGGTTGGGTTCAAGTTCAGGATACTGTTGCCTGGGTCGCTGATGCACTACATCGTGTTCTCCTACGTTTTGATGGTAGCTGAAAAGCAAGAACAGGTGGCCAATGTGAGGCTAAACACAGATGCCGATGAATCGATGTTGTTTCTGGACCGGAAGCTGGAGTCAGGGCTTC